AATAGGGAGATTATCCCATGACCCCAGCGACTCTGATTCACCGCCTTTTTCGCGCTCTATTCCGGCGACCCCGCACTTTCGCGGAGCACCGAGACGATTGCAAAATGCGGGGGTTACTGGTGAGCCACGTCGTTGCGGCGACCACGAGCACGCGGTGGCTCAGACCATGACCCCAGAAGAATTTTCTAGGATGAAGGAGATGTTCCGCGCCTCCAGCCGTCGCGCGTTCTGGTTTGCCGGCACCGCGTTCTTCACCGGCTTCGCTGCCGGCGCCATCTTCGCCGCGCTCATCATCCCTCTGCCTTGATTGGAGCCTGCAGATGAGACGCGTCATCCTCGAGAGCCCCTACGCTGGCGACGTCGATCGGCACGTCGCCTACGCCCGCCGCTGCGTCCGCGACTGCTTGCAGCGCGACGAGGCGCCGATCGCGTCGCACCTATTGTTCACCCAGCCCAACGTGCTGCGCGACGAGGACCCCCAAGAGCGGGCGCTGGGGATCGCCGCTGGCCTCGCGTGGGTTCCCGTCGCTGATGTGATGGTCGTCTACTACGACTATGGAATATCGGACGGCATGAAGGGCGCGATGGACGAAGCACAAAAGCACGGGATGGTGATTGAAGTCCGCATGATCGGCGCCAACGTCTAAGCCGAGATCCGCGCCGCCCCCTGCTCTTTCGCCAGGGTCCAGTACAGAATCGCGATCGCGTCCGCCTCATTGTCCGAGGCGGGCGCGTGACCGAGCGCCCTGGCGACGTCGATCATGGTTTCCTTGCCGGCCCGTCCCGATCCCGACCAGAACTTCTTGAGCTTTCCCGTGTGGACGGGCGCGCAGGGAATCTTGTGGGTCTCGCACCAGGCCAGGAGGATTGCCTTCCACCCGCCGTAGAGCTGCGTGGCGCGCCAGCCCGACGAGGGGAACGTGACCTCCTCGTAGGTCACCTGGTCGACGCCGTAGGTGTCGCGCGCGTCGATGAGCGAGGAGCGGAAGAGGAGGAACCGGAGGCCCTCTCGAGCTCGGCCGAGCTTCGCCAGGTTCCACTCGCCCGATCGGATGTTGCCGGTCTCGTCGGAGATCGCCCAGCCGCACCTGGTCCCCAGGTCGAGGGCAAGAAGAGAGCCCCGGCCCGGTCTGGGCTCGAGGCTCACCAGTGGCAGCATGTCAGGGTACGATCTGGGTTTCAGCGGTGGCGACTTCATCCTCGGCCGCCGCGGCGTCCCGGGCGTCGTCGACCACGCGAAGGTGAGCCGGCTGGAGGTCGGCCTCGCCGATCCTGAGCACGGTGACGAAGTCCAGCATCTCGCCGACCGAGAGCGCGTTGAACAGCGTGCGCATGTTGTCGAGCACGGTGTCGCGCTGGCCCTCGTCCTCGAAGTCCTTCGCCTCCTCCTGGCGCTTCCACAGCTTGAAGAACGCCCCCAGGTCGATGTCGGCGATCGTCGTGTCCGCCTTGAGCTCGCGCATGAGCCTAGTGCGGGCCTTCTGTAACGGCGTGATGTGCAGAGCCATCAGCACGTCGATCTGGGTCTCGATGCCGAGGCGCTTCTGGAATGCGTCCTGGATCGCGGTGTTAAGGGCCCCGACGTTCGTCAGGGGCTCACGGGTTTCATCCGGCATCTGGCGGCTGTCCTTCCGTTGTTTGGTCCGTGTGCTTCGCCAGCGCCCACACGATCTCCTGGAACTTTCGGAACGATGGCTCGCATTCCCCGCGGCGCCACCGGCGCCACGAGCTGAAATCCACCCCAGCCTCTTTGACGATGTCCTTGAGCGGCACATCGATTTCTTTGCATATCTCTTCGACGTATACGAGCGGTTGCGCCCAGAAACGCCAAAACTCTGATCTGTTCATAAAACCAGAATGCGCAGAGCGAGAGATCGCTGTCAAGCATTTGTGCTTGCACCAGCCAAGCAGATATGCGCATGATCACGGCATGGCCGAAGTGTATCAATGTCAGGTCACCCACAAGGGTGGGCCCGTCGTCATCGATGGCGAACGCGTCGGCTCGATCGAGCTCCGGCAGCGCGCGGAAGGCTTCGCATACGGCTACGCCTGCGTGTCCTTCTACGGCGAGGAACTCTCCTGGCACCATACATTGGGCGAGGCGCTGGCCGCCATCAGGGAGCACTGGGCGTGAGGGAGATCAGCGATCCGCGACCCGGCTGGTTCAAGGTCAAGCGCGTGAAGGGCGGCCCCTGGCTGCCGGCGCGCATCGACCAGGACTGCCACTGCACGATCAACGGCCCCGACGTCCACGCCTGGGAGGAGAGCTGCGACCGCTACCCCAGGCTCCAGGCGACCATCGACGGCCAGCCCGTGGGCGTGTACCGGGTGTGGACCTCGGGCCGCGAGATCACCAAGGCCCACCACGACTACATCGTCCAGTCCCTCGCATACGACCGGGCACGTGGCGATCGCAGCGCCCGGCCCGACCAGCCCATCGACCTCGACACCATCAACGTGGAGAGATTCCGACCATGAACGACGTAGACCAAACAGAGATCGGCCGCGCCCAGCCCGGCATCGGCGACAACCGACCGCCGACACCGTTCGACGAGCGCAAAATCCGCACCGAGGAACTGATCGCCAACGCCAACGTGTGGATCGACCAGTGCGACGAGATCGAGAGCGAGGACCAGGCCGGCCGTGCCAGCGACTTCCTCAACGTGATCCGCGAGGCCCAGAAGAAGAACGAGGAGCAGCGCAAGATCGAGGGCGCCCCGCTGCGCGACCAGGTCGAGGAGATCAACGGCCGCTACAAGGGCCTCGCCGCGCTGCTCGACAAGGCCAACAGCGCCCTCAAGGGGCTCCTCGGGCCCTGGCTCCACAAGAAGGAGGCTGAGCGGGTCGCCCAGGCCAAGGCCGAGGCCAAGGAAGCGGAGCGGCTGGCCCAGGAGGCGCGCGAGAAAACCAACGAGGCGAAGAACCTGGAGGAAATGGTCGCAGCCGACGAACTCGCCGCCCAGGCCGAGGAGAAAGCCGCACAGGCGGACGCCACGGCTCGGGGGCGGGCCGGCGTGAAGGGTGAGGTCTCATCGCGCTCCACGGGGCTCCGCGGCGCATGGAAGGCCACAGCCATCACCGACCTGTCCCTGGCGCTTTCGGCGTATAGTGACCACCCGGACCTCACCGAACTGCTGCTGCGGCTCGCCAGCGCCGACGCCCGCGGCGGGCGGCGTCGGATTCCTGGGTTCAAGATCGAGAAAGTGACGAGCGTCGCTTAGTTTTATGGTTGCGGACGATGTAGAGAACAGAAGGCGCGACCCACAATCAGGCAGATATTGGGCAGCGCGGCTTCCTGCCTGGGCCACGGGCTAACCCCCATCTGCATTGCCCGCAGCCGCCAAACACGGAAAGGACAGAACCATGAACGACAAGACCCCAGCACCCACGTCGGCGACGAAGGCGGCGATCCACGAGGCCTGGAACATGGCGCTGATGGGGCGCCACGCCTCGCCGGCGCTCCAGATCATGCTCGACCCGGCCCTGTTCGATCGGGCCAAGCTCATCGCCACCTACATGGCGAAGGCCGAGGGCATGATCCCCAGGCACCTCATCGGCAAGTCCGAGGCCTGCTTCGCCGTCGTCGTTAGGTCGATCACATGGAAGCTCGACCCGTTTGCCGTCGCCACATGTACGTACCAGACGCCCGGTGGCTCGGTCGGGTTCGAGGGCAAGCTCTGCCAGGCCGTCCTCGAGAACTCGGGCAAGCTCGAGGGGCCGGTCACGTTCGAGCACTACGGCGATTGGTCCAAGGTGCAGGGCAAGTTCGAGATCGCCACGAGCGGCAAGGGCAACCAGTTCGCCAAGGCCACCTGGACCGACACCGACGCCAAGGGCTGCGGGGTCACCGTGAGCGCCAAGGTCGTCGGCGAGGCCGAGCCACGGACCTGGTCCTTCGACCTGGTCCAGGCCTACCCGCGCAACTCAACCCTCTGGGCCACCGATCCGAAGACCCAGATTTGCTACACCGCGGTCAGACGGTTCGCGAACGTGGCCGCCCCGGGACTCTTCATGGGGGTGCCCTTCGATCGCGACGAGGCGATGGAGTTCAGCGGGCCCGAGAGCGCCCGCGACATCACGCCGTCAACCGGAACGGGGGAGCGGCCCAGGCCGGAGGATTTCGACGGGAGTGCCCCGGCTGAACCAGAGCAACCGACGACGGTCTACGAACTGGTCGACGAGGTCGGCGAGGTGCTCGGCTCGTTCTCGGCGCTGGACTTCGACAAGAAGATCGGCGGCGCGATCAACCGGCTCGGCACGGCCAAGAACGTCAAGGGCCTCGAGCAGATCATGGAGAACAACGACGCCGTGATCGCCACCATGGCCGAGGACGGCGAGACCGGCCGCGTGTCCGATCTACGGGAGTTCCACGGGCTGCGCTTGAAGGAGGCCCGCGCCGCGGTCAACAAGCCGGCACCTGAGCCCGAGCCCGCCGCAGCGGAAACGGCCGATCCGGCGCCAGAGCCGGCCGAGCCGGAGCCCGAGCCGCAGGCCGACGACACCGTGGCCGAGGGCGAAGAGGTCGAGGAGGCCTGGGGAGACGAGCCGCCGACGCCCCCCGCGGTCCTGGTCTGGACCAGCACCAACGGCCGCAAGAACACCTTTGAGAACCTCGAGAAGTGGGTGACCGCGGTGAGCGGAGCTCTCAGTCGGTGCCCCGACGTCGGGATGCTCGAGACGGCGCGCAAGAACAACGCCGCGACCCTCGCCGAGTACCACGCGCTCGGTGACACCTTCGCTGCTGCGGTCGAGGCGGTCGAGACGGCGTTCACCGCGCGGCGTGAGGAGTTGGTGGGGTAGCCTGACCATGGAGTATTTCATCGCGCTGTGCGAGATCGCCAAGCAGTGGATCTATGACGGGGAGCAGAGTTCGGCGTAGGCAATCTCGTTTTCGCCGATCGCCCGCAGTGCCGGCTTGCTGATTTCAACGCTCCCCAGCGAGCCGGCCGGTATCGGGCTGTAGATCAGACAGAAATCACTCACGACCCCGGAGCCGCTCCAGCACCCGCTTATGCTTAGCAGGATCACGACGAGCGCGCTGCACCTGGTCAACGCGCCAGACCAGGAGCTTGAGGTCGGCCTTGCGGGCGCGGACTGCCCCAGCGTCCATGAGCTGCCTGCGCTCAAGGAGGTCGAGCACGCTGGAAAGGGCCTTCGCCAGCGCGCCCGCCAGGGATAACCACCCCACGGCATCAGGTGTTGTTGACGCCCGCCCGCAGCGTCGCCAGGCCGCCGGCGCCGAGGAAGCCGAGGATGACCTTGTAGGTGTCGGCGTCGATCCAGCCGAGCACCTGGGCCGCCGTAACCAGGCCGACCGCCAGGGCGATCAGGTAGGTCTTCTTGCCCTTGAGAAAATCCATCGTTCGCCTCCTTCACTCCACGTCGTTGAAGAACTTGTGGCCCCCGATGCGGATCACCGGCGTGTTTCCCTTCGCCCAACCGGGGTTCAAACTCGCCACGCAATAGTGGCACGAGCCAAATGTCAAGTCTGGGAGGCTGCCGGCGGCCGCCTCGCGCGCGATCTCGATGCACTCCGCGAAGTCCTCATCGTCCTCGGTCACGGCCTCGATCACCCGCCGGTTCGGATCGGATTCCAGCCAGCATGAGAACTGATACTTCGCCTTGCAAACGCCCGGGATCGTCACGCCCCACCAGGTCTTGCCGGAGAGCAGGCGGTTCATGACCACGTTGGCGACGGCCACACGGCCGCCGTAGAGTTCGCCGCGCGCCTCGCCGTAGATGGTGCGGGCCAGGATGTCGGCGTCAGCCATGGTCATCGACCTCTCGCCCAGGGTGAGGAGGCAACGTTGACCACCCACTCCCTTCCGCCACCACGCAGCCCATCCCGTTAGGTGTCGTGAGCACTAAGGTCCAGCTTGAGCGGCTGTCATTGGCAAAGACTTCAAGCATTGCGCCACCGCTCGCCTGCCCACGCGAGATTGGGGCCTCCTTATAATGCTCAGCGAGCTGCGTGACGATGGTGGCGCGGCTCATGCACTGAATCGGTATAGTTGGCTGCGCCGTGGCCGGCCCTGTGACGAGCATCACGGCCAGGGCGGCGAGCCACTTCATCACTGCTCACCAGTGTAGCTGCCGTTCTGCCGCCGCAACTCAAGCAGAATGGATTTAATATCCCGCTGCACCTCCTTCTGCTCCTCGCGAATGATGCCTACAGTCGTTTCGATTTTTATCTGAGTCTTCTCGGCCGCATGGATGGCAAGGTCTTGTCTTGCGTTCACTTTTGCTCCGTCTTCGGCTTGGAGATAAGTCGTCCCAGCGATGAACGCAATCCCTAGCAACGATATCACCACAGTAAGCGGGAGGTGCCGGATTATCGGCGCGGGGACGTGCCGCAGCATCCCGTCATTTATTGATTTGAGGTGACAGTCGTCACAGGGATCAACCATAATCCTATCCTATCTAACGCCCTCACTTCCTTCTGGGCAAATCTGCATCCGTGATGTTAAGGTTCTTGGCCTTCACCACCGCCCAAATCTTCTCCAGAGTCAATGCCCGCTCAGCGACAGCCATGCTATCCACTTCTGCGGCGGCTCTCGCCGCAACGGCATCAGGATGGTTGTGTGCCGCTTCTCTTGCATCAGCTTCGGCTTCTTCTGCTGGTGTTAAGGGGAGCCTCTCGCCGTTGATCGTCTTTGTTCTAGGCATTTTTTAACCCATACATGTTAATGGTGCCAGTTTCTAAGTTACCGGAACTGAACAGGAACTGGAGCGCGTCAACATCAGCGGCGCTTATACGATATCCACCGCCAAAGATTATATTCGGCTGCGCAGCCGCCGCCCCGCCTGGCCACATCAACTGCCATGTGATAGAGGTATTTTCCGCCAGATGTGGACCATGTACCCACACCTGGCCGCTAACCCCATGCTCACCGGCAGCACTGCCGACTCCTTGACTGGCAGTTGTGTTGCCAGTCAGTCCGATGTGAGCATCGGCCGCATCATAGTCCTGTCTGTCCACAGTCTCATACAAAAGCCATGCGTTCCACGCATAATCTGATGCACCAGTATCGTAACTAGAACCCCCATCTGTCGAGGTCGTTAGGTCTAAAAACGCTTTGTCCGTTGCCGGAACTACATTCATTAACTCAAATAAGTAGGCGTCGTACTCGCTTGCATCGAACGCGGTGAAGTTAGCCGTGGCGTCGTTGGATATATCGGTGGAGGTAAGGAATGCCCAACCGCCACCCCCCGCGCCCGGCGCCGTTGCGTCGACTTGGTAGTTCGTGCACCGCCAGTTGCCCGCGCTTTCCTCAACGAACTCCGCGATGTCACCAGCGGCGGTCGTAATATCGTCGTTGCCGGGTAGGATCAGGTTCGTCGCGTTGTAAGTCAGCGTCAGCACTTGATCGAACTGGAGGCGGACAACTGTTCCCACCGCTTGCGTGACGATGCTCGTGATCGCCGTCGCCATATTGACGTCGAAGAAGTTGCCGTCGGTGCCAAGGGTGAGCGCACCGGCAGTCGCGGTCGTGAGGTCCGCCCCCTTCGCCCACCGAACGATTTGACTGTTCGCATCCAGCGGGCCCCCGAGCTGTGGTGTCGTATCCTCGACGATGTTCAGAAGCCCCGCGTCGGTCCTTGCGACATCGAGGTCGGGGAGGAGGGTGCGGAAATAGTCGTTGGTGCCGTCCTTCACCAAGATGACGCGCATTCCCGCCAAGAGCATGGAGGACGACAACGATGCCCCACGGTTGTCGCGCAGCGAGATCGCGCCGATCGAGTTGATGTTGATCGACGCCGGCCCCGTGATTGGGTTGGCACCCATCGTGAACCCGATGAGCGTGTTCGCGATGTAGTTCGACGTCGTCCCCGTCAGCGTCAGCGAGGTTCTGTTCGAGGTGAACTGGATCACCGAGCCGGAAAGAGTCGCCAGCGGCGCCGTCGCCAGGTCGAAATAAAACCTGGCGAGCAGCCCCTCGAGTGCGCGAGCTCCATTGTTGACGGCAGACGGCGCCATGTTCTCGGGAAAGCGCCCCGTGTTCGAGGCGTCCGTTACGTCGAGGTCGTGGATTTCAGCCAAGGTCGCCTCCTATTCAATGAGCCCGCGAACCGCGCTCGTCGCCTCACCGGACCCACGGCCAGAAAGTTCGCCGGCGCCGATCGCCAGGCCACGGATCAGGGGGTGCTTCGGTTGGCCTCGGGTCGGCGGGTTTGCGCGCAGCCATAGCAGGGCCTGGTTGCGGACCACCGGGTCACGGCTCGCGAGCGCCTTCGAGAGGGCGTCGTAGACCTCCGGCGGCGTGCCCGTGGGGACCAGGCCCCTCGCAGCTTGGCGCCCGATACCGGCCTGCACCAGGGAACTCCCGAAGGGTGCTTTGCTGCCAAGTACCGCACCGAGATGCCCTAAACGCTTTCTGATCCCACCGCTCGGGTCCTCCTCGAGGGGCGCCGTCGATCCCCTGCCTACGCCACGGTATGATTGGTCGAACTTCTGCTCGGCGACCAAGCGCCGGGCCGCGTCGGTATAGGCCTTGCGACTCGGGAAAATCGACGCGATCTGGCGGCGGATGGCCTTGTTGCCGAAGATGCGGTTCACGGCCGCGGAGTTGTCGCCAACCCTCTCCACCATATTGACGAGCGTCCTCGAGGCGGCGTTGCGATATGCGACGCGGCCGGCGTTCGAAAGTGCGTCCAGCTTCGCCGCGTTCGCCTCGGGCGAGAGGTTGAGAAAGTTCTTGCCGTCCCGCAACGCCTGGAGCACCTCGGCGTCGCCGCCGTACTGCCTGCGCGCCTTCGCGTACAGGGACTTCTCCGCGCCGCCCGTCAGCCTATCGAGTTCCTTGTTGATAGCCCGCGCCGCGCCCTGGAGAACCCGCCCCATGTGCGTCGGGGCGCCCGTTAATTCGTTCTGGTAGGCCTTCTTCTGGCCCAACGCATCGAAGCCACGCTTGATATAGTCCCAGGTCTCGAGGGAAAGGCCCTTCGCCACCCCGGGACGGGCCACGGGGTCCATCAGGCCGACCTCCCTTGCGTACCGAGCCGCCTGGGTGAGTTCCTGGTCAACCGGCCCCAGCCACTTTACCTCGCCACCAGCTCGCTCGAGCGCGGCAATGTCGCTGGCCTCTTTGAGTGCCTTCTTTCCCTGCTTCGTCTGTAGGATCGCCTGGAGCCGCGGCGTCATCGCGATGACCGGGTGCGCCTCTTTTGCCGCCGTGTAAACCTCGTCCCCACCCTTCCGAAGGTTGGCGATAAACGCCTGCTCGGCACCTTCGAAGTCTCCAGGCCCCAGGTGTTTGGTCACGATCCCGGTGATCCGATCGCTCGCCCCGTCGGCCCTGGTCTCGACCATGCCGATGATACGGTTGCGGGCGGGTCCCACCGGGCCCGCAGTCCGCCTGGCGAGTTCCAATACGTTTTCGCCGCCGGTGTCCAGCACAGCCGCCTGGGGGCCCAACTCGTGCGCCCGTGCTTCGGCCCGGGGAGCGGAGACCTGGTCAGCCCTGAACGCGTTGCCCATGATGCGCTGCATTTCGGCCTCGGGGTCCGATCTGCCTTTCCAAAGGCTCTTCGCCTTCTGCCACCCCCGTGGGGCGTAGACGCCGACGCCGTGGATCAGGCCCGCCGTACCAGCCCCAAGCGCCGCCCCTATGCCAGTCCCGACCGCCCGATCGGTGACACCCGACATGAAGCTGCCCTCGGGGTCGGGGTCCGATGAGCCGCCACCGAACAGTCCGCCCCAGAAGGTCCCCAGGCCGGTGGTCTTCATCCACGCCGGCAGGCGACTGAACGCATTAGCGATCCGCGTGCCTTGAGAGAGACCACCCGTCGCCACGGTTGACAGCACGCTGCCAGCGATCTCGCCGGGGAGCCTTATGCCGAGGGGGATGTCCTGGTCGCGGGCCCGCTGCTTGGTCACGTTCTCCGCGTAGGACGGCGGCTGCTCGCCCGAGAGTGGCGATTCGCCCATGGCGGCCTTGCCGTGCCAACCGACCGCGGTGTCGCCGGCGCCGGCGATCTCGTCCATGTATGAACCGGTCACGCCGGAGGCGATGGACCGCACGATGTCATCGACGCGCCTGAACACGCCGCGCTGTGGGCCGGGCAGTCGCCTTGCCCGGGCGCGATTAACGGCGGCCTGCTGTTCCGGGTTCATCGGAAGAGTTCCTTGTCCGTATCTGGCATATTGTCCCAGTCCTCCTGGGAAACATTGTCAGGCTTCGGCGGCGGCACCATGGGCCTATTGAAGATGTCAGGAACCTTTAACTCCGGGCGTTGCTCGTAGACGCCAGAAAGGGCCGCCTGGTTGTTGAACATAGGCAAGGAGGTTCGATTGTATTTGCGAATCTTTTCTTGCACGATGTCGTGGAGTAGTTGCCGCACAACTTCTGGGTGGCGCGTTGCGTTTGGCTCGCCGCCCAACGCTGCGATCAGGCGTAGTGCCTCCCGGTCGCTCAACTGGCCGCCGCCCACGATGTCCTTCCGCACTCGCCCGAGCAGGCCTTCCACCTGACCCTTCTGTTTCATCACCGAGATTTCGTCCTTGTCGGGGATGTGGCCGAGGATGGTCTTGACGGCACCGCCCCAAGCATCGGCAACCAGCTTCCAGCCGTAAGGCGTTCCGGCCACCTCCTCGTAGTATCTTGTGATCTGGTTGACCTCTCCTTCAACCTCGCCCATGGATTCCGTGAGTTCGTACAACCCGCTTGCCGTCATTCGCTCTCGGCCGGTGTTGGTCGGACTGGTAAAGATCGCGCCCTTTGGTTTCACCCTGATGTCTTGGGTCTCGGGATCACGGTAAAACCGTTTTTTCTGAGTGGGGTCCCACCACGACGTGACGACAGGGCCGAGCGTGCCGTCCTCATTCTTCGGAAGCCGTATGCGCCATTCGGCCTTGCTCGTATTAGGATCATCTGGATCGTCGGGCGTGTCGGGCTTCCACTCGGTCGCTTTCCTGAGAGCGCCCAGCCATCGAGACACCGACTTCTGGAGAGCTGGGTTTGTCGGATCAGCGGCAAGCGCCTCTTGCGCTTTCGCCAGGCCAGCTTCCAACGTAGCAATGTTGCCCCGACCGGTAAGGGTTTTCGCCTTCGGCCCGCCGACTGAAACCCACTTGCCGTTGTCCCAGTATCCCTTCTGCTCGCGGCCCTGGGGATCGAACCACGACGTCATGGTCGGCGCTTTGCTGGCCGTCTTTTGGAACTCCATCAGGGACTCGGTGGCCTTCATGGGGTCCGCCTGGGCCTGGGCAGCGACGATGCGCCGCTGCATCGGGTCCATGTTCGCGTACATCTCCCACTGCCCGCCACTCACCGCGTCCTGCGGCTGGCCGGGGTCGGCACGCTCGTATCCGGCGATGTCCATCGACGGCGGCGTGTCGTACGCCGTCCGCACTCGCCCGCCGTCTGGGTCTATCCACGGCGAACCGATCGCCGCGTACATGCGATCGCGATTTTTCAATTCCTTCGCGCGCGCATCCTTCCTGTACTGGAGCTCCTCCATCCGCCATTGATGTAGCTGGCGGTCGCGCTCGTCGAGCCGGTCCTGCTTCATGCTCGTCTGGAACGCGTTCAGTCCCGAGGCGAGTGCCTTCTGCGCCGCGGCCGGATCGGTGGTTCGCGCGCCGCCGCTCATCAGGTGAGCTCCGAGCAGACCGAGGCTAGACCCGAACCCCTGCTGCGACGGCCACTTGAGCTTTTGAAGGAAGTCGAATGCCATGGCCTACCCCTTTCCCGCGCCCGTGTCACCCGCCATGCTGCCCTGGTCGCGCTCGATGGCGCTGCGGAGACCGGCCGCGATGCCGCCGAGACCAGGGGGGCCGCCGCCACCACCGCCTTGATCCAGGATGTCAGGGCGGGCACCGCCGCCACTGAGCGCGCTGGTCTCTTCGTACATGCCGCTCCTCGGCGCGAAGAAATCCCGAGTGCTCGGCCCCGCGAACCCCGACGAGTATGGACTGATGTTGGACCTCACCGACGCGGCGCGCCGACCGCCGAGCAAGTCGCTGATCGCGCGCGTAATCGGCCCCGGCCGCTGCGGGCCGGTACCTTCGCCGCCCTCCCCGGAGTACTGCCCTGGCGACGGGGCTACCGGATCGGTCGGGGTCCTCCAGCCATCGGGGTAAAGATCGCCGGGCGGTGGCATGTCGCCGATCATGTCGCCCTCGCGAACGTCCACGCCCCTCTCCAGTCCATATTTTTTGTCGATCACACCGCCGACGTCGCCGCCACCCGGCACCATGCCCCCCAGCGCCGCGCCGGCACCGGCGCCCAGCACGCTGCCAACGAGGCGGCCCGGCCCCCAGGTGACATCGTATTCTTTCTCGCCGGTCAACGGGTTCCCGTAACGGTCGATATGACCGCCGCCGATCCCTAGGGCCCGATTCGCCAAGAACGTGCCAACATTCGGCCTGCTCACCGCGCCGTACGGGTTCTCCATCCAGTCGTAGGGGATGCCCTCTGGCGAGGTTTCCGGCCCCCTGCGGCCCCCACCCCCACCCCACGGCGAGTCCTCGTTCTCGCCCTCCTCCATGATGAGGCGGATCGCCTGCGCCATCACGGGGTTCGGTGCGGCCGGCGTCACGGGATTGTCCCACTCGTCCTCCCACGGCAGCGTCAGGCTCGGCTTGTACCCAGGCGGACCCTCGGGCATGATGAACTCCCCGGTGATCGGGTCCCAGTAGTTCGACGGAGGGATCGGCATCGCGCGCTCCTACTTGAACAGGCCGGTCTTCGGGTTGAACAGATCGTTGCCGATGCCAGCAAGACCGGCCCCGGCTCCCAGGCCCGCCATAAGCGGGTTGGAGTACGTCGGCTGCGACGTATTGGTGATGCCGCCGCTACCGTAGCCGCCGGTGACGTTGCCCATGTATTGGGCGAGTTTCGCGGCGTCCACGTTTTGCTCGAAATCATGGCGCGCGATCGCATCGGAGAGTTCCGCACCGGCGAGTCCCTCGCGCTGGGCGCCGACTTGGCTGAGGATGCCCGGCCGCCACGCCGCGGCTTGGGGCGCCGCTGAGACGGCCCCGAGCTGGCGACCGCGCTCCTGGTTCAGATACGGCGACATGCCCGTGGCGATCCCACGGCCCATGGCTTCGGCGTGGCCCGGCGATCCGAACCGGCCACTACGGGCAAACTGCGTGTCCACCCCCGGTCGCACCTGGGATGTCACGCCCTCAAGGAGGCCCTTGTAGACCGGGTTGTCGGGTTGTAAGTAGTCGCCGCTGATCGTCTTGCCGAGCTGGGTTTCGGCACCGCCTATGAGGCCACCGGGATCGCGGGCTTGGGCCGTGCGGATGTCGATTGCCTCTTCTGTCTCCGGCGCGAACGGCGTGACCGTGGAACTCGGGAAATACTGCGGTTTAGGCCCCTCGTATTGCTCCTTGGCCGCCCCGAATCCCGCCTTGAGATAGTCCTGCTGCGGCCCCCACGGGTCCTGGTTCACCGTTTGCGTTGTTACCGCCGGCGCGCTTGATCCGCCAGTCGTCATGTCAGTACCTTTCGGTAAATGCTGAATGCGTCCTCGTAGCCTTGATCGCGGAGCAGCCTGACCCACCCCTTGCGGCCGCCACCCTCGATGAAGGCGCACCCCTGCGCCCGTGCCCATTCGCTGATGCCGGCGTCAAGGTGAACCCAGTTTTCGACCGCTTGGCCGCCGACAACCAGAATCCAGCACGCCTTTGCCCGAGGAAACTGGACGACGTGCCCGATCGCGCAGGCGTGGACGTCCTCGTCGTCCTCCGCGATCCAGAGCTGCATCTCGCCACGGAGACACATTGAGAGAACGTCCTCCGGCTTGTAGCCGATGCCGTGGTCGAGCGCCGCAGCGACCCATGCCTCGATGCGGGGCCAGTAAACGGGGATTTGATCAAGGTCTGCATGTACTAGCCTCATAGTGCCGTAGCGTTTCCAATCGAGCCGATCAATCTCCAGTTCGTCCCATCAGACTGCATCGTGCGGACGGCGTTTTGCTGAGTGAGCGAGATCGAACTTGAGCCATCGATCGTCTCTGAGCCGACCGGATCGATGACCACGAGGTTCTCGCTCGCGTCCGTTTTCTTGACGCTCACCACTTGGCCCTGGCGGCCGGTAGCCGTCAGCAGGAACACGCTCAGATCGGCGGCGGTGGCACCGGCCAGGATCAGGCTGTCCAGGTCGATCATGGTGTAGGTCGTGCTGCACGTCGTTGTCCCAACCGGATGCTTGCGGGTGTTCTCCTGGAGGACCCTGATTGCCTGCGAGACGAGCACCAACCATTCGCGTGGATTGGGCCACGCGAGCGGCACCGATGGCTGGCCGCGGAAGTCTTTGCGAGGGCTAGAGAGTGCCATCAGCGTTTCCCCAACGGTCCCTCAAAATCGAGTTTCAGTCCCTGGACGTGCGACCACGATGTGCTCGAACTCAGCGACAAGCGAAAGCGATGGTACATCCCATCGCCGCGCACCGGGCAAGTGCCACTAGCGTTCATGGCGGCGGCGCTACGGTAGGTGACGGTATCCTTGAGGCGTTGCCGAGCCGCCAGAGAAACATTGGCATCACCCGCATCGACTAGGGGGGACACGCCGTTGACCTGGGATCGGTGACCGGGAGAGAGCTGCACGTCGCCGGTCACGATCGTCGCTGCGAGGGTGGCGCCGGTGAAGTAGCCGAGCCTGTGCGCTTGGTTGATTGCGCCGAAGCGGTACTGGCCGCCCTTCCAGCGATCACTGTCGAAACTCTCGGGGAACAGACTGGCGTTGTCGATGTCCGTGCCAACCGCGGCATCCAGGCCGTCCAAGGTCTCGCCCTGCGTGGCGGTGGTCAGCAGCACCTCAGTGTCGATGACCGCCTCGGCCCACTTGTTCTCGTCGTATTTGCACATGAGCACCCGGTTGGGCAGCGTCGTCTTGTCGGTGCCGGGGAAGGCCCACGCCACGATTTTGTTCGGAGGATCGATGGCGGCCGTCACATAGCGGCGGTCGGTGATGGCGAACTGGTCCCAGAAGTAGCGGTCGATGCGGTCGCTTCCAATCGGCTGGACGGCGCCGTTGACGATTGACATGAACCCATCTTCCGAGATGTAAAAGGCCGCTCCTTTGTGGCCGATCACCGAGCCGGCGATCGGAGTGCCGGGCGCATACTCGATCGGGAACAACTCGAATACCGTTCCACCGCCGACGTAGCGCATAGTGCGTACCATCGAATCCTGGAAGATGAGCCCATATTCGGTGCCGCCGATTATCCGCTGGACCCCGCCGCCGGTGACGAGGTCTTCGTAGTCCGATTGGGTTGTGGCACTCGGGGCAAAGTCCGTCTCATCGCCGATCGCCGACCAACGGATGCGGCTTGGGTTTATGCCGTCGGCGTCGTTGATCCAGCCAAGGACCACGAACCGGTGGACGATGCCGACGTGCTTCGCCTTCGGGGCATTGCTTACAGGCGAGGAAATCATGTTGGCGAAGTTTTCGGTGGTCCCTTTGCCGATCGTGATGGACTGGACGGCGTCTTGGAAGTTCGTCGCGATGACCTTGTCGTTCTGGTTCCAGAGCGCGAACTCCCAGTTGTCCTCGTCGATGCTTGTGTATGCGGAGAGGCTCTCGTCGGTAAATGTCGCGCCGGGCGGGAGTTCGTAAAGCTTGGTCGCATCGCCCGTGTAGATGTAGACGGTCGAGTTGTTGTCGCGCACCGAGATCGCGCCACGGGCTCTTGCCGTCATCGCATCTGAAATCACCGTCAGGTCTCGGAACGGTCCATACGACTTCGCTCGGGGGATCACGTTACGCGCCGTGATGATTTCCAGGCCACCGAACGGCGGCTGGTCCGTTGCGAGCTGACCGAAGGGTAGGGTGAGTTCGCCCATCAGATGAAATACGGTCGGATGCGGCCCGTCGCCACTGCGTCGGCCGTCTCGTCCGAGAGCTTGCCGTATGCGATCTTCTCGGCGATCGAGAGGTACGGCTCACCGCGCGCCTCGAGCATCTTCATGTCGAGCATGGCGGCTTGGTCTCGAGCGTAGTTGATCTGGAACCCGGCCTTGGCGCGTGCCCGGATGAGTTCCTCACCATCGGTGGTCCATCCATCGAGGTGGTTGACATGCGATCCGCTTGAGGTGGCCGTCAACGACCCGCCACCCATGGTGATGATCGCGCAGTAGGACCCCGTGAGCGATGTCGGCCGGAACCGGCGGATGTAGGAGCCGAATGCAGTGTATGCCCCGTTCGGGGTGATCGGGCCGAAGCGGATGACGTTGCCGTAGATGACGTATTCGGACGGCACCCCGGGCGAGCCGGAGACCTGGAGATCGCGCTCCTCGACCGCTTCCCAGGCCCGCTTGCGCTGGAAGACGAACGCGCCCGCATAGGAAATCTTGAGCGAATCCATACGAACGAAATCCGCCGGCAGCGAGTAGATCGCCGTGCCGTTGACCGTCGTGAACAGCGCCGTCTGGCGCACCTGGTTCCACCGAAACCGCGCGCTCTCGTAGTGCTGAATCGCCGAGTTGATCTCGCGGTTTATCGCATAGCCGACCGACAGCGAGGGCGAGCCGATGATGTCCGAGGCCTGGCGGTCGAGTTCGTCAGCGATGCGGAGCCTGAGTGCGTTAGTGTCGGGCATTATTTCCCTTTTGTTTCGCGTTCAAGTTCGTTTCGCCGAAACGAGTGTGAACGCTTCTTCGCCGCACTTATCGCGTCGTTCACGGAATCAAACGTCTTGCCACTGAGCGGCTTCCTCTTGCCTTGGCGGTAAAGGTCTGTGGCAGCTTTTTCGTTGAACTCACCGTCAACGACGCCCTTGATGTTCACCCATTTTCCGCCGCGGCCGCGGATCGTAATGGACTGCTCGTGGGACATCCTATCGTTTCCTCTTCGCCATGTGCCGGAACTCCTTCGCCACCTTGAGGGGCGGGCACTTACCCTTGGCCTTCGCCCGCCCCTTGGACGTCGAACACATCGCCATGTAGCGTTGCTGTCGCCGCGTCTTGGCGGGCATGGCTACTTCTTCGGAACGAGGGCGGTGTTCCCGATCTTCACGCTCTCCTCGGCGGTCTTACCGTCCTTGAGCGCCTTGTTGGCCGCCTCGGCCCACCTTCTCTTCTTCGCCGCAGTGGTTGCCTTCAATGTGAACCTTGGGGCGTCCTCATGCTTCCATGTCATCCGAATCTCCTGTGCAGCGTTTCATGTGCCCAGCGATTCCGCGCCCGACGTGCTCGCCACAGTTCGGGCATACGCCTCTTAGCTGTACCCATGCGGGCCCGGGTTCTTGCCGCTGGTCTTCCCGCCTCGGCTCTTCTGCCTGGCGTCTGAGCGCAGGCCCGTCCGCATGGTCCCGGTGCCCATATGCGTCCCCTCGGCCGTTGAGTGGCCCCCCGCGCTCGGGGTCACGTCCTTGCCCGGGGTGTTCCGACCCTGCCAGCCGGGTCCGCTCTTGTGCGTCTTTGAGGTGCCCATCTTTGGCTCTCCTTTCGTCCTCTGACCTGAGTCTCACAACCCCACGTCGCCGCATCTCAGGCTCCTACGGCTGGGTTGTTCATGCGCTCGCCGCTTGCAGCGGGTAATCAACCACTTGGCTGTTCGCGGCCTCCTCGTAGTACCCCCACCACTCGTTCGCATAGGCCGATCCCTCGTGGCCTTCCATGTCTGGCGTGCCCCGGGTGTAGTGGACGAGCTTCGGCTCGAGATCGGGCGACGAGTGCCCTTCGAGCCAGTTCCACGCCTCCGGTAGCTCGCCGATCGCGTCGTCCTCGAACCCTTGCAGACCGTGCAGCGAGCCCCCGTCCCAGTTGTTGACGGCAAACTTTGTCCAGGTGCGGCACCGCTCGGGACACATGAGCATGACGCTCGACCAGTTCTTCCGCTCGTAGGTCGTCTGGAGGACGCCGTCGAGCTTCTCGCGTTCCCGCGGTCGGTGGTCATGCTTGACGACGAACAGGCTCTTCTGGGCGTCGACGTGCGCCACGAGCTCGGCGATGTCGGCCCGCCACATCATGTCGGCGTCCGTGAACAGCACCCAGCGGCTGCCGTACTCCTCGAGCCCCGGCACGCAGAAACGGGTGAATGAGAACTGGGTCGAGAACGGCTTGCCGTCGGTGTCGTCCCACATCTGGCCGCGGTGGTCGACGTGGTAGGACCTCCAATACTCGCCCCGCTTCCGCAAGTCCCGATCGATCAGCGGCACGACATGGACTGGGATGGTCGCGTGCCGCATCAGCGACGCCACGGCGACCTGGTAGGCCGCGTAGTCGCGCGGGTCCCACCCGATATAGACCTTGATGTTGTCGATTTTTCGCATTTTCATTCCTTCCGTTTACGCGTAGGCGACGCAGTGCTCGCAGGCCGTGCCGCGAACGTCGCCCTTGAGGTGCTCCGTGCGGAGTCGTTGGAACTTGTCTGAGTGCCAGGCGCCCATGAAGTTCTCATCGAGGAGGTTCCCCATGTCGAAGCGCCCGTCGTGGTCGAAGCAGCACGCGGCCAGGCGGCCGTCGTGGGTCACCCGGGCCTCGGTGAAGAGCGACCAGCACGGCACCGGCTCTTGCATGTTCCCGGCGCGACCCGGGTTGCCGGCGCGCACCGCCCACCCCTTGTCCGACGAATCGGCGCCGGTCAGATCGGCCTGGCTGTAGAGCGGCAGCGCGTAGACCTCGTCGAGGTAGGGGGCGACCTTATCGACGAGCGCCCGCATACGGCGCCCCTGGTCCGCGTCATAGTCGATGTAGGAGGCGTAGAGACCGCACGTGTAGTCGCCTCCGTCGCGAATCTCCTTGGCCTCGCGGATGCTCATTAGGAGACGCTGGAAGAGCGCCGGCTTCACCCTGGTGATCTCGGCGAACTGCTCGGCGTCGGCGTAGTTGAGGCTGAACTTGAGACTGTCCAGGCCAGCGGCCAGGTAGCTCTCGATCTTCTCGTAGTTGAGCGCCGTGCCGTTCGTCGTCAGGAACACATAGGGGAAACCCTGACGCTTGGCCTCCGCGATCGCCTCGTCCAGCCACGGGAGGATGCTGCTTTCGCCGAGGAAGAACATGCCCACCTCCTCGACGCCCGCGGCGCGGAGCTCGGGTAGGAGTTTCTGCGAATAGAACTCCCAGTCCATGTCCGACTTGTCGCGAAGGTTCGATGCCGTGGCGCAGAACGAGCACTGAAGGTTGCAACGGGCGGTGAGTTCGATCTTGACCGACTTCGGGCAGGGCGGCGCCGGTATCCGGTGCTGCTCTTGCATATGGGTGATGGCGTCGACGCGTTCGGTGATACTCATGCGTCTTCCCCGTTCGGGCCCTTCGCCAGGGCAAACACCGCGAACTCGCCGTCGACTGCGTTGAACAGACGCAAGTCCCATCGTTCCATGATCTTCGGGAGCCACCACTGGGAGGGCTGTACGATCAGATGCGCGTTGCGCCCATCGGCCAGGAACTTGACGGCCAAGCGGGTTGCGACCGTCATGAAGATGCCAGCCTTGGTGCAGCGTTGGAGATCGTCGAGGACGGTGTCGAGACAGTCGGGTTCGATATGCTCAAGCACGTCCAAGCACACGACCAGGTTGGCGGGTTCCGGGGGGTCATCCTTGCCGTCAACCGCCGGGTCGTATTCTTTGATGAGCATGTGGCTGAGCGCGCGTCCGAGGTAGCCCTTGCCGCACCCGTAGTCGAGGATGTCTTCGGTCCCCAGAACCCTGGCGAGTTCGCGCACTTGGGGCGTATGCTTGCCGCTGGAACCGCCCGCGCCGTAGTCGGGACGGTCGGCGTGGAGCTGCTTGTTAAGCTCCCGGTAATCTTCCGTGATGAGCATTTTTACATTTCTTCCATGTTGAGCAGGCCGCTCGGCTCATTGCCGGGCTGCGATAGCTGCGACCCTAACAGACCGGCGCCCCCGAGGGCCACACCGCCTTTGAGTATGTCTTCGAACATCTCCGGGGTCACCTTGAGCGCCCAGAGGCTCGGCATCGCGGGCTTGGTCGCACTTCCCTTCGTCACCTCCGCGCCGCCCTTGCGGTATTTCTTCGCGGCCTTGCGGGCGGCGTTGGCGATCCGGTTGTCGTACAGGTCCCGGAAGAACTTGCCTCCGACCTCTATGTTGAGGCCGTCGAGGGTGTTGCGGCGCGCACGATCCGCGAGGCCGCCGCCCGGACGCGCTGTAATATCCTGCATCTTTTGTGCCGTCTCATCCCCCAGCAGCTTGCTCAGGCGGTCGGTCGTCAACCCGGTTTCCTTGAGGACGTGTTTGTTGCCCGGAGGGGCGGACCACCCGTTGACGTCGTAGGTCCCATCATCATTCAACCGCCATCGGACAGCATCAATCTTCTTAGACTTCCCCCACTTCTTGATTGGGATCTCGGCCGGCACCCAGGTGACGTAATCGATGCCCGGCTTGCCCGCCGCGCGCAGCTCCTTATCCCGCTTCGCCGCGCCGTACAGGAACCGGCGAAACAAGAGGTCAGGCCAGTTCTTCTTGAAGGGGGCGTCGGGAACAGTGCCGCTAGGGCGAGTAGGATCAGCGAGGTCTTCCAGTTGTAACATTCTATCGTACTGCACTTCAGTCAGCGGGGTTCCTCTAGTTTCTCTTGTCGCCATCGCGTCTTGTGTGCGAAGTGCTGTTAGTTCTTGAACCTCTTCCGCACTCATTCCCCCATCCGACCCATACCCCTGCTTCGCGCCCTTCTCGTGGAGCTCGCTTTGGAACTCGAGGGCGTTGTAGGCGCGGCCCTTGACGCCGTTGACGAAAACCTCCCGCTCATCATGCCGGAACCAGCCAAGGACGTTCTTGTGCTCTGAATAGTGGCTGCCAACGAAATCCCCCCCAGTGCCCCGCGTTTCCTCAGCCGCCCGCAGGGTCGACTGGAGGAGGTCTTGCTCGTCGTAAAGAGCCTCGGCCTGCTGCTGCACCGCACGCGGTCGTTCATGGATGCTCGGATATGTCGCCGTTATTGCGTGGAGCTCCTCCTCGACCTCGTTCAAACGAACCTGGGATCGGCTGGGAGGACGGCCCGGTGTCCCCGGCGCCCGCTCCAGCCGCACCGCGACCTCCCCGTAGTTCTCGCCGCCGGGCAGCTCCGGGTACTGGTAGGAGGAATATTCGGTTGAGTTGCGACCGCCGAAGTGGGTTGTGTCGTAGATTTCGTCTAGGCTGCCGACAATCCGCTTGGCCTCTGTGCTCAGGCTCGGGATCCTAGCCACCTCCTCGGCGCTGAACATCGCCCCCGTGCGCGGATCGCCCGGGCCGAAGTCAATCCGGTATCTGATTGTGGAGGCGTCGTCGACAACCGGGTGTACGCCGGCCCCTTCCAGTATGGACGCCTGTTGCGAATAGGTCTCTTTCCATTCCGCGAGCCCAGCCTCGAGGTTTGGCTCCGAGGTCTTGACCTCGTCCACCAACCGCATCGGGTTGGCTTCCGCCTGGGCCTGCAGCCCGCTTTTGGTAACCGGCCCCTCGCCCTCAAGCATCTTCCCGACGCCCGTGTATTCCAACTCGTCCGCACTCACCCCGCCGGGAGTTTTCGCGATAACGCCCCGCGCTTGACCCGCCGTCATCTTCTCCTGCGGCAACGCCTCCAGGGCGCCGGGCACCCGCGGGCGGTAGGCGCCGAGCAGCGCCGGCACGCCCTTGCCGACGGTTTTCATGATGCCGGCCCCGAACATATTCTCGCCGTGCCACTGGGCCTCCAGCGCCATGTCCTCGGGCGTGCCCATGCCGATCTTCCCCTTCGGCGCGGCGGCCCTGGCGGCGGCGTTCCGGTCCATCGCCTCCTTGATGTGTGGCGGCGGTGCCAGGAACTTTTGAACCTCCGCCAGCGGGTTTACCTTGCCAGGGGGCGCGTAGCCGCCGCCCAGGGCCTTCACAAGCGCGGCGTGCTGGTTTGGCACCGGAGGCCGCCCGAGCGCGCCCAGGATCGCCTGCGGACCCGGCTGGTACTGGTCGAGGTATTCATTCAGCAGCGGCATCAGGCGGCTTTCCCTTCCCGCTCCCGCAAGAACACGGCCAGGCGGGCGTTGACCTCCTCGACGACGGGCGTCCAGTCCCTGGTGTCCTTGGCTTGGCGTATCTGCGTCACGGACCCATACCAGTGCATGACCTCGCCCGAATCGGCGCTGTAGCGCCATGACGGCTGCGAGGGCGTCAGGCACCAGCACGGGATGCCCAGTGCGCCGGCGACGTGGATCGTCGTCTGGCAAACGGAGATCACCAGGTCGAGGGATGCGATCAGCGACACCAGGGCATCGATGTCGTTCGGCTTGCCGGTCTCCGGGTGGCGTGCCTCGACCGCCTCCGGCCAGTGGTGGAGCGTGGTGCCCGTGGCCTTGAGCACCTCGTCGACGTTCATCCTGGCGGTGGCGTCGTACTGGAGCGATACCCAGGTGGCGTCGTACTCCTTGAACAACGGCTCGAACAGGAGCGGGTGGAACGATCGCGCCTCGTTGCGCGTCGATGGGACGCCGCCCTGCCAGGCGAGGCCGATGCGGGGCCTGTCACCCAGCTTATTGAGCTTCGCGCGCCAACCGGCCACCGCGTGGGGATCGGCCTTGAGGTAGGGGGTGCGCGGGCAGTCAGCCGGGTTGCGCCGGAACAGCTTGGGCAGCGATCCGAGCGGCAGCTTGAAGTCAGGCTTCTCATGATTCTCGATCCAGCCGCGACCGTCGACGTGATCGGTGCCATGCACCAGGTGGGCGTCGGGGAACGATCGCACAAACAGGCGCTCCAGGCGCGGCGACGGCTCAAGGATGATGTCGGCTCCGGTGGCGAGCGCGTCGGGGATGCAGCTCGAGAACATGATCTCGTCGCCCATGCCCTGCTCGCCGTGAATGACGACCGTTCCATGTGAAACGCCGTCCCACATCGGCGTCATGCCGTCGGGTCCGTGGTAGTTGCGCTCCCAGATATTCTCGTTGGCGCCGCCAATCAGCCTGGTCTCGTGGAGCTCCCAGGCCTCGTCCCAGCGCGACATCTCGAGCAGCGCCATCGCCTTGTGCCACTGCGCCTTGACGTGGTCGGAGTCTTTGGCGAGGGCCTTGTCGGCCCACTCGAGCGCGATCTCCGGCGTCCCCCGGTTGAGGTGCAGGCCGCTGACGTTGGTCGGGACGTCGGGGTGGTCGATGTACTTCCCCGCCTTCTTGCAGCAGTAGGCGGCCTTGTCCCATTCGTTGACGCCGCGGAACGCCATGCCGAGGTTGTTCCAGGCCTCGCCGAACGTCGGCTCAGCTTGCGTGATCTGGGTGAAAAGCTGGATCGCGAGACCGTAGTTGCCGCGCGTCAGATGAAGCGATGCCAGGACGTAGAGCACGATCGGGTGCCCCAGGTTCTGGCACAGTATTTCGTTGAGGAGACGCTCCGACTTGTCGAGGTCTACCGGATACGGATTTCCTTTGTCGTCCCGGCCCTCAAGCGAGAACTTCGCCTCGTTGAAGACGTCTTCCGCAAGTACAAGTTCCAACCGATGCCTCCGTTGAAAAACACGGGGCCGCCCTGTGGTTATGGACGGCCCCGCGAGTTGCCGTACACGGAAGGAACCGTCTAACGGATAGTTGAGCGCCCAGCAAGCCCATCCATGGTGTAGAACAGCATCCAGGTGAGCACAAGGCTCGCGGAGATAGCCGTCCTCAAAACCATTTGAATCCGGGCTGTCGCCGGCTGCACATCATCCGAAAGCGAGATGCGAACCGGCATGAGGTCGCCGCCCATCGGCGCTCGGTAATACGAACGCCCGAAGGTGCCCGCGATCACCTGGATCGACCCCGAGTGTGAGAGGGTCAACGACAACGAGGTCATCGCTTGGATGCCACTGGGCGAAGCCGACGTCCCGATTTCGATGCTTTGCTCTGCTGCGCCGCTCTGGTAACGATACCACCAGTCGACGAGCGTCGCCCCGCTGGGGACAAAGTTGAGCAAAACCACGCTCGACGCCGTGCCTGTAGCGGACACTGACACATGAGCGCCGACTGGTATGATGCCCGTATGCGTGGCTTTGACGTTTGCGTTGAGCAAGGAGGCTGTAAATGTTGACATGGTTCATACCTCCTTTACTGCGGGTTCGGGGCGTAGGTCTGGCACACGATCGTTGAGAAATCGATCGAGTTGTAGACCATCTTCTTTAGGCCCCAAATCATTGCAGCGGAGACGCCGAGCTGGTTCTCGTAGTCGAACAGCTCTTCGACCCACTTCATCTGCGTGCCCTTGTCCCGTCGTCCAGTACCAAAACACGCGGCTTGAGCTCCGCAGAGCACGGCCCTGCGGAAGTCGTTGTTGCCGGATGCGGTCGGTGCCGGAATACGGGTGCTCTCGTGGAGAACCACGCCGTTGTACTCGCCCAACGCCCCGTTGAAGATCGGGTTATCCATCTCCCCACCCTGGATGCGGGAACGCTGGAGATCGTACCAGGTGACCGTGTTCGCCGAGTTGTTGGCCCGGAGCATCCGCGTCTGGTTGGGATGGATGAACATGACGTACTTGTACTGACCGTTGATCCGAAGCGGCCGGATCAGCGGACTCGCGATCTTGGCAAGGTTGATTGCCTTGTCGATCGCGAGCGGCGTGAACACCAGGCCACGGGCCGAAGCCGAGGCGGTGGTGGTGGCAGTAAGCGAAGCGGTCGTCGAGGTTGTCCCGTCCCCGTAGATGATGCGGCCATTGGCCGACGCCGTGCCCGTAGGCGCGGTCGGAGCCTGCATACCCGCATAGGTTTCGGATACGGAAACATTCCCGGCGATCTGGTTGATGAAGGAATCGTCGATGCGGTCGGCCCACCAGTCCCTCAAACCGTCGAGGCCCTCTTCGCGCACGCTGAACGGCACACGCTGCTCCGACATTTCACCGTCTGATCGGACGGCATGGCGAAGCTGGTTGATGAAGAGGTTGTCGTTGTAGGTCACCAGCGACTCCTCATTGCCCTCCAAAGTCCCGTCACCCAACACGCCGGCTCCGGTGAGCTGCATACGCAACCCGACCCGGATGCGATCACCGGCGGACTTGTTGAGTTCTTTCTTGACGTAAACTAGGGAGTCCTTACTCGTGCCCATGAAGCGGGACACGAAGGTCTCCTTGAGAGCCTCGCGAAGTAGCTTCTTCGACCAAATCTTGACGGCTAGGGGATGGTTGACCGGATAAGCGGTCGTTGCCATCGTAGGTCCTCACAGTTGCGAGTCCAGGCACAGAGCTCATTCTCCGTGCCGCGATGACCATCCTGGAGGTCTGCCGAACCGGCCTAACTAGGGGCCGTACCCGAACGGCGTTTTTGCTGGGACGCCTTAACCCGAACCCGCTTCATGTACCCAGCGGTGGGGCTAGCAACTCGGTGGATGCCGAAACCTCTAGACGAGAGCTTTCGGTTTGTCAACTTTCTTCTGGAGACGGTTGACCATGGTTTTCTTCCAGTGCTGGCGCGTGAGGTACTCCACGGCCGCGCTCCTGGTCGGCTGTTCGTCCTTCTGTTTGCCGATCGACCGTGCCAACGCATCGAGGTGATCGATGGTGTCCTGGGGCAAAAACAGGACCACCTTGAAGGTGAGGCTCACCCAAGCAGCCCCCGATCGCGAGCCTTGTTCCACATCACGTCGAACTCTGGATCGTCCTCGTCCATCCCCGCGAGTCGCTCGAGAGACACGGCGGGCACCCTTCCGCCCTTCGGGCCGCCGAGGCTGCGGCTGGCGCCCTGGCCGGCCTCGATCCGAGCGAGCTTATCTTCGTCGGTTTCCGCTCCGGCGGCCGATTCGTCGGCGCCGTTGCCGCTAGGCGGCGCGGCTTTGAACCCACGGGCCTTGGCGTAGTTGAACAGCACCTCGGCCGGGTTCTTCCCGGCCTGCAAGGCACGCCCCGCGATCTGCCCTTCCTCGAGCTTGATGATATGCTCACGTTGCTTCGGGTTGTCGTAGCCGAGCGTCTCGAGGTCCTTGCTGCGAACGTCGGCCAGCCACCTATACGCCTCGCTGTACTCCGGCTGGGTCTCCATGAACGATCGCGTCTCGCTCTCGTAGCGGCCCATGAGTTCGTTCTCGACGCCGCGGTCGGCTTCGGCAGCCAACTGCTCCTGGGTGTGCCCCATGAGGCCGGCCACTTGCTTCTGGAGGACTTCGTTCGTCGCCTGGAGGTGGCCGAGCGGGTCCGCCTCGTAGTCGGGAATCTCCTCGGGCATTTCCCCCGCGGCGTCGGCGGCTTGCCCTTGGCGATCGATCCGAAAGCGCTCGAACAGCGTCTCCATGCGCACGATCTTGTCGCGGAGATCCTGGGTCTCTTCCCGTGCAGCCCGCGTTTGCTGGCGCTGCTCGGCTAGTACGGCAACCGGAACGTGGTCGCCCGTGGGCGTCTCCTCGCCATCTTCGCCGGCCGCAGCAGCTTCCTCTTGACCTTCAGCTTCGCCAGCAAGCTCTTCATCGCCCGTGGCGACTTCTTCATCCACCTCGGCGCTGAGGGCCTCCTCATCCGGTTCGGATTCGATGTGGTCGATTACGCTGGTTTCGCCCATTTTTCCCTCCGTTAGAGCGAGGCGTAGCGCCCGCGCCCTCCTATGTGTTTACGCTGGCGCCGCCGTTGTTCCGCGCTTGCGCCTCGGCTGCCCGATCGGCGCGCTCGATTTCGGCGTCGGCCTTGGCACCGGCGATCGTCGACTCGATCTGAAGTTCCCGCTCAGCCAGCGCCATCTTGTGTTCTAGAGCCCGCACCTCAAGGGCGTGCTTGCGTTCAAGAGTCTCCATCTCGGCTTGGTGCTTGGCGATGGCGAGCTGCTCCTCGTGCTGCTGCTCGGCTGCCTTCATCTCCAGATCGGCTTGGGTCTCAGCCTGTTTAAGTTGGATGTTTGCCTCGGCCTCCGCGCGTTTGTCCTTGAGAGCCGCGTTCTCTTGCTGGAGCTTCTCGATGATTTGGCGCCCTTCTTCCATCTGTTTTTGGATCGCCTCGGGGTCAGCGCCTGCGGATTTCTCGATGAGAGCCTTCCATTTGTGTGCCAACGAGGACGGCAGCGGCGCGTAATCGAGCAGCTCCGGCGGCAACGGCACTCCCATCTTGCCGAGGATCGGCATCATCTGGACCATCGACCCGAACACCCGCTCCTTCATGTTCGGGCTGGTCGGGCTCTCGTCGACGATGATGTCGTAGGTGGCCGCTTCCTCCTGTTTCGCGAGCGGAACAAACTGCTCGTTGCCGTTCTGGCCCATGATGCGGATCAGTCGGCCGTCGCTCATGAACTTCTGAATGAAGTGGAGGAGCACCCGGCCCTGGTCCTTGCGGTACTTTCGGAGCGAATCGAACAGCGGCGCCAGGATGGTCAGGCCCGCCTGCTTGCGCTGGTGTTCAAGGATACCGGGCTGGTCGCGATCAGCGAACCCGAGGAGCTCGAGGTTGACGCCCGTGACCTCGTGGACGGCGTCCATAGAAAACGCCATCAGGCGATCGAGGCCGACTGGGTAGTCGACCACCGGCTTGGGCATGATTTTGCCTTGGCTGAGTGCACCGGGTTTAAACTTGTGAACGGCGTCGGAGCTCGCCCAGGTCGCCTCCAGATCGGCCATGTCATCGACAGCGTCCGCCTCGATCATGATGCCGCCCTTGGCACCCTTGTTGAGGATGTCCAAGATTTGCGAGAAAAACTTGTTGCCCCAGCGTTGCGGGTCCTTCATCGCGCGCACGATGCCGAACCAGATGTTTTTGTTCCGGTTCCGCTTGTAGGTCATACAGCGAAAGGTGGGCCCGTCTGGGTAGGGGCAGTCGCCTTCCTCGAGTACGGTGCCGCCGGCAATGAAGGCTCGTTTCCACTGCACGCCATCTTGCCTCACGGCGGGAATGCCCCGCTCCTCGAGCTTACCCCTGAGCTTGTCGTACTGGTCGCTCGACATCGACGCCGCGCGCTTGCCGACCCGATAGCTTCCGACCTTTTCGGCCCACTGGACGTGGGCCACCCGTATGGTCGGGCGTCCCCGTGGGCCGGCCCCGCCTGATTGCTGCTCGCGGTATGCATCTTGGGGGTAGACGTGGGTTCGTATCGAGGTGTCGTCCTCGCCCTCGTCCCACGGTGAACTCGCCGCCACCAAGTCGGCATCGGGCCATTCGTCCTCGAACTCCGCGATGCTCATCTGGCGAATGTGCATCTTCCACCGAGCATCGACGATGTTACGTTTCCGCGCACCCGGGTCCCAGTACATTTCGAGGGGATCAAGCCGCTCAGTGATGGCGATACCGTCGGGATCGGTCACGTAGTCCATCCGGGTCTCGGTCCATCCCATGCCGGTGGTGCACATGTCCTCGAACGCGTCGGTCTCCTCATCCTCGGTGTCGGTCTGATCGCGGGTCCACTCTGCGGCCGCAGTGAGCACTTCGTTGACCTGGACATCGCCGACCTCGCGGGGAATGAACCTGGTCTCCTGGCGGTTGGAGACCTCGGACCCGACGATGACGTTGATGGTTCTCAGGATTCGGTTGAAGGTGACCGCGGGGCGCTGCTGGTCGGTCAGGGACTGGAGATCGTCCGACGCCCACTGCTCGCCGGCGACCATGTCGTAGTCTTCCTTCGCCTCGACCCGCCAGTCGCTGGTGTGGTCGCGGCTGTCGCGCCAGAGTCGGTGAACCATCTGGACAACATCGGGGAGCGCATCATCTGTGGTGGTTTCGTCTGCCATACACTGCGTCCTTTCGGTGGTTCCTTCCGTGGACGGCGCAGCTTACAGGCCTCTAAATAGCCTCCTCGAGCTCTATGGGCAAACAATCATTCGAGGCACGTCACGGCGTCGGCGAGGACGACGCCAGGCAAGTCCCCGGCCGACCAGCGGAATCCCGGATTCCCGTTTGTCGCGGGCGAAGCGACATACCAGACGTCGGTCTCGGTCGATCGTCGGAAGAGGCACTCCACGACGCGCAACGGGACCCGGCGATGGCCGGCGCCTTCGGCAAACCCTTCCGCCTGGTCGCGGTCAGTAAACACCGTGAGCGGGCCGCAGCCCTCGTTAGGCATGGCGACGACGTGGGCCTCGTAGGTGACGCGCGCAGCATCGTAATACTCGCGGTGCATGATCGGCGACGTGCGTAGCGTCGGCGTGATCACCTTGAAACCTCGCTCAAGGGAGGCGGTCATGGGTAGGTCCTTCCGTGTTTCGAGCATTTTAGTGTCGGCCGCCGGCCACCGCAAGCAGTTCTGCGCGGACAGTCTGCTCGATCGCCAGGTGGAAACCCAGCACGTTCAGGCACGCCTCGGCGTTGACCAGGTCAGGCACGGAGGTGTGCCGCCACCGGTAGATCACGCAGTCGCTGACGCCCGCGCGCCGGCCCAGCTCGATCGGCGACATGTCCTGCCGGCGGGCCTCCTCGAGGATGAACCGACCGATCGGGTGGGCCTTGGACAGGCCCTTCATGCCGACCACGGGCTGCGCGGCGTGCGGGTGTCGCCGCCGGAGTACCGATCGCGGCGCTTCCGTGGTGCCGATCGTGGATCGTGGTGGGCCATGGCGCCCGTGCGGAAGCCGTCGGCTCCGTGGCTCGAAAAGTCGTGCCGGGGCGTCGGTTTGTAGTAGGGCCGGTCCTCGGTGCTCTTGCTCTCGTCTTGATCCTTCCGGTAGGACCGCAGCATGATCAGCCCGTCCTCGCACCGGTCTTCGTCGAACCAGCACCGTGGCAGTATCTGGCGCACCCGATGGATGCCGACCAGGACGTCGGTACGGGGCTGCACCTCGACATCGATGCCGAGATCGCCGGCCATCGCCGACAAAGGCTGACCCTTTGAGGCCAGGGTCTTGTGCCCGCCGTCGTGCGGCCAGAGGTGCCGCCCGTAGATCATGGACCGCTCCTGGCGCTTGTCCTCGAGCATCGAGGCCCAGTCGCTGATCAGCGCCCCGTTGGCCTCCCAATAGTCGATGACGTGAAACTCAGGCCCGGCTTGCTGGACGAACCAAGTAGCGAACGCATCCGAGTGCCCCAGATCGCTCCAGGTGTCGACCTTGAGCGCCGGGTCGTGCGGCACCCGGCAGATGCGGCCATCCTTCTGGGCGGCGATCATCTGGTCGCCGTAGTACGACCCGATCAGGGGCGCGTCTTCGGAGCACCAGTACTCCTGGAGGAGGTGTTCCTCGCTGGCGCCTTCCCGGCGCTCGAGATCGATCTTGGCGAGCGAGATCGACTTGGTGTCGTCGACGGTGAGCTTCTCCGCAAACCACTCGTCGAGGTCTTTTACATTACGGAACAACTTGGCGGCGTGGTTCTGACCTCTTGGGGTCCAAATAAAGATCGCCCAGCCGCCGTTCTCCGAAAGAATGGGCCGAATATAGTTCCAAGCATTGGGGTCGCTCAGGCTCCACTCCGAGAACACCACGCCGATCGGATTGGTGCCCACCAGGGCGTCGTAGTTGTCCGATCCGACGCAGTACCAGATCGAGCCGTTGTGCAGCTCGAGCTTCATCTCGTCATGGCGAACGTGGCGGACCAGGCCGACGGGCCCGCCGTCTTCGTCGCGCTTGTCAGGCTCGCGCCAGCCGGGCCACGCATCGAGCTGACGGTGCGGCGGCTCGTTCGGGTTGTCGCTCTCGACGATCCCCTCCCAGATCACCTTCCGCGCCTGCCGGAGCGTCGGCAGCATGTGCCAGTACGCCCCGATTCGCCGCTGCGACGCGACCGTGGTCCACCGCAGCGCCGTCGTGTCCTTGCCCGATCGGCGGTGCCACTTGAGCGCCGCGCGCAGGCCGCCGCCGTCCATAAAATGCCACAGGGGGCGCTGGTAGTCCCGGCAATGCCAGCCGCCTGCAGGGAGGATGATGCGGGACGGGGCGCCGGCGACGTTCATCCGATCACGGCCTGGATCAGGTAGCTCAACACGACGGCCAAGGCGATGACCAGGACCATGACGACGAAGTTCCGATGCCGTGCCCGGCGAAGGCCGGCACCCATCGTCCGCACCAGGGCGGGCCTCACAGGGGCATCTCCTTGACCTCGGTCTGGGGCGTGAGCTCGATCATGGGCGGCTCCGACTTGCTCTCGATCTCGCGGGGCCGCGTCGGATCGATCAGCTCGACCACCAGGCGCATCTCCCCGCCGACCGCTCCGGCCTTGCCGTCGGCGAAGTCCCCAGCCCGCTCGGCCTCCGGCCGGTCCTTCCATCCGCCGCGGCACCGCAGCCAGAAGATCGCCGCTTGGATCGAACCCTTGTCGTCGCTGGTAGCCTTCTGGAACAACGACTGGGCCACCTTCATGTTGGCCTTGTGCAGCCCGAACGCGATCTCCTCCTTGAAGTATTTACGCACGGTCAGATGCGAGATCGTCTTCCCGGTGACCTGGTGGCGCACCAGCTTGCCGATGACCTCCTGGGGAATGCCGTAGGCGGTCATCGTCTCGACCTGGGCCCGCTGTTCAGCCGTCGGCTCGAACTTTACTGCCACCGAATGGTTCCCCTGTGGCCTCGAGGGTAGCGGTCTGGCCTGTGAACGCCTGCCATCGCTTCACGGCTAGGTCAACGTAAACTGGATTGATCTCGATGGCTAGGCAACGCCGCCCCAGCATCTCGGCGGCAATTATGGTAGTTCCAGAACCCACGAATGGGTCATACACCGCCTCGCCGCGCTCGGAGTTGTTGGCGATGGGCCGGCGCATGGCCTCTGCTGGCTTCTGCGTCGAGTGCCCGGTCTCCGAGGCACGATGGGTGATTTCCCAGACGGTAGACTGGTCACGGGCGCCTTGCCAGTGTCCGTTCTTTCCGTTCCGCACCGCATAAGCGCACGGCTCATGGCTCCAGTGGTAGTTGCCGCGACCTATGATGGTGCGGTTTTTGTTCCAGACGATTACGGCGCGGAGTGCAAACCCAGCCGACTTGATGCTCGCAAACACCTCATCGGCGTGAAGGCTCGCATGCCAGATGTAGGCGACGTCGCCGGCGAACAACGACCACGTGGCCGTCCAGTCGGCTTGGTCGTCGTTGTCAACGCGGCCGACGGCCTTGGCCCCAACCGGACTGCCGCCGAATCCCTTGGTCCTACTGACCCGCGTCCGCCAGTCCGCCTCATAGTTCACGCCATACGGCGGGTCCGTGACCATCAGGTGGGGGGCATGGTCGCCCACACAGGCCGCCACGTCGGCTTTATCGGTCGAGTCGCCGCATAGGAGCCTGTGGTCGCCCAGCAGCCACACGTCGCCGACTTTCGAGAGGGGGTCCGTGGGCAGCGCCGGCGCGGCATCGGGGTCGGTCAGGCCTTCGTACCCATCGATGTTCAGCCGGGCGAGCTCGCTGGTGTCGAAGCCAAGCGGCCGGAGGTCGAAGTCCGCGCCCCGGAGCGCGCCGATCTCGAGCGTGAGGAGGCCCAGGTCCCACGCCGCCTCCTCGCCCGAACGGTTGTCGGCGATCCGGTACGCGGCGGCTTCGGCGAGCGTCAACTCGGCGACGTGCACCGGCACCTCCTTGAGGCCGAGCGACCTGGCGGCCAGCAGCCGGCCGTGGCCCACGATAACCACCCCCGCGCCGTCGACCACGATGGGCTGACGCCAGCCGTACTCGTTGATCGAGGCGGCGATCTTGGCGACCGCCTTGTCGGAAATCTTGCGGGGGTTGCGAGGGTAGGGTTTGACGTCGCCGATCGGGCGCACTTCCACGGCGATGGTGGGGCTGGGGAGCCCAGCGGGGGCGCTCCCCCAGTCTTCCTCGAGATCCGGTGTCACGGGTTCTCCGCGAAAGGATGGGGCCGAGCCGCCTGGGAAAAACGACCCGGCCCCCGGCTCTATGACTCCGCAGACCCTCCTTACACCTCCAAGTCCATCTGCGTCAACAAGCTGTCGGGCGTGCGAAGGTAGTGCGACTCCCGGTATTCCCGCACGGCATTGCGGCCTTCGTCCGTTGGATGGATGATCTTCAGAGTGTGACCAACCCGCTCGCGTATCCAAGCCACGGGAACCTTCCGACAGGCCGTGCGGTTTAGTTGCTTTGAAATGGTCTCTTCAAATTCATCCACCGCCGGCCAGAAACACTCTCGCAGAGCCTGGAAGTCGATGATGTGGCAGGCGACAGTCAGGTTCTTGCAGCACATCGCGTAGACCAGCCAGTCAGCTTGGCCGTATTTCATCCAGCCGTCGCTCTCCCGACCGGGCACGGTGCAGCTCGTCGTCTCAAGGGTGACGGCCGCGTATTCGCCACGCACGATCTTCTCCTCGACACACGTCGCCTGCCCGCCTTCGCGCTGCAAGATGGTGTCCACCGCATAACGCTTCTGGAGAGTGCCAGCCAAGCGGCCCTTGTCGATGTAGACATAGCGGCCCTCGAGGGCGAAGCTGCCGTATAGACCCGGGCCGAGGACGAGGTCCCTGACCTTCCGCTGCGCCGCGTTGTCGATATGAAACCGGCTCATCCATCCGCCCTTCCTTTCTCCCCGGCCACCAGAATCAGTTGGAGCGTTTCCTTTGCCACTGCCCAGCCATGATCATGGATATCGCTCAGAAGCATGGTGAGATCGAAGTCGTTGAGGCTTCGCACCGCCGCCAATTCACCACTTGATATCTGCTGGTTGATCATCAGACCACCTTGAAAAGGTTGCTGAACCCATCCCGCTCCGTGCGCTGGAACGCCTCGCCGAAGGGCGGATAGGACGCCCGCTGCACGATCTCGTAGAAAATATCCGGCTTGTCGCTGTGCTTGCTGACCGGCGCCTCGAAATGCGTGGCGATGTTGTCGGCCCGGGTTCGGAGCTCGCCGCGCAAACCAAATAGGACATGCTCCGTCGAATTGCGGAAGTAGGATCCCAGCCCCCACCGCGGTTTGACCCAGGTGAGCACGGTCTTGTGGGCGAACCCCCAGTGCTTCATCAGATCTGCGGCCCGGGTGATGAAGTTGTTGGTGGTCCAGAGATAAAGATGGCAATTGTCCTCGGCCCAGTCGGGAACGGGCAGGGCCAGCAGCTCTTCGTGCGTCATGGTGGCATAACCCGGCGCCGCCCGGCCGGCAAGGGACAGCCACTCGTAGTCCCACGGTGGATCGATCACGAGGGTCTTGTGCCTGCCTTCGACGGGCTCGAGAGACATCACCGCCGCTTCATCGCGGGCCTGCTTGAGCTTCCGATGGGCGCCCGTCACATTGCCGGCCCGGTCCATCTCCTCGACCAGGTGGCCGAACCGCTCGGGCTCCTCCTCGGCGGCGTCAACCACGTCCTTGATCTTCTCGACCGTGCGACCAGATACCCCGGCGAAGGCGCCGATCTTGTCAACTGACCGCCCTGCCGCCGTGTGCGAAACTTTCGCGTTTGGAAGGTTGGCTGTCCGACGCTCCTCCGCCGCCGCCTTCTCTTGCGGCTCCAATGCTCGCCGGATCGCATCTATCTCGCTCGGCGTGAAGTCCTTGCGTATGGCGTTCTCTGCGAACTCTCCGCGCACCACCTCGGCAAGATCAACGACGGTGGCGGGAATATCATCGAGCCCGAGCTGCTTGAATGCCTCGAGTCGGCGCTGACCAGCGATCAGCATGTTGTCAGGCGTGACGACGATGGGGTGGAGAAGGCCCACCTCCTGGATGCTGGCGACGAGCGACGTGAGATCGCCCAGCTCCTTGCGATGGCGTCGGCCAACCTTGATCGTGGAGATTTTCATCTGAACCTCTCAAATACCCGCCTGTTGGTGGTCGCTTCCACGAGCGACATCGTGCGGCTCTGACGACTCATATCAAGCCGTGGCGCTCGTCCTTGGAGGCGCTCACAACTCCACCTCCTCGGCCTGGCGGCCACGGACCCGGTCGATGATCGCTTTCGCCGTCTCGCCCAGGTTGCCCGCCAGCTTGTTGTCTTTCGCCGTCACTGGTCCCCACCGCTCAAGGCACTGCGCCTCGTGCTCGACGATGTGCACCTCGACCTGGTCGTTGCTGATGTGGACCTCCTCGGCGCCGTCACGGAGCTGCGTGCAGGCCTCGGCGAACAGCCACCGCTTGATGTCGCCGGCGCCGCGCTCCTTGAACTGGCGCCGGCACAGGCACGTCTCGACCGGGCCCGCGATCAGGCGCCGCTGGACGTAGTCCCAGGCCTTCGTCGATCGCTGGGCCACACCGAGCTCGGCGGCGCTGATCTTCCGCGGCTCGTCGACCATCAGCGATTCGCACGCCTTCCGGTACGTCGAGGGCAGAGGCCAGGTGTTCCGCTCCCAGGTGCGGCGCACGATCGCCGCCGCCTTCGCCAGGACCTCCTCGGGGAAGTCAAGCATCCCGACCGCATCCTCGAGCCAAGCGTCTCGCGTCCAGCCTCGAGGCGGATCGCCGCGGCCCTCGAGTGGGTCATAGATCAATGATCGGACCAAATGTCGCCGGTCCAGCAATGGCACTAGGTTGCCCATCGTCTTCTCCTTCCGTGATTGCGATCGTTGTCGCGTCGTCATCATACAGCCGGCGCCAAGCCGCGTCCATTTCTGCTCGCTGGCGCGCGACCATCGCATCCTCCCGCCGGAGGATCGATTCGTCGTACTGGTCGTTCCAACCATGCTGGTTGATCCAGGTCACCATGTGTCGCGTCTTCGTCTCGGTCAGGGCGCATTGGAGGCAGTAGGCCGAAGCAGCGCGCAGAATCGGTCGAGGATCGAGCTGCGGTTTCACAACGTGTTTTTCCCACGCCGCTCTCGCTGCCTGCTTCGAGCCTTTCATCATGTCGACCGATCTCCAGCTCTCCCAGCCGACATCGAAGCCCGTCATGTAGACCTGGCCGTTCACCTTCGCGGGCAAATCGGTTGTTTCATCGCGCGCGCGCATGTCGAGCGAAGCTCGACTGTCCTCTCCTCTCCTCTCCTCTCCTCTAGGGGCGTGACTAACGCGTGACGGACGCGTGACACCATCTTGACTTGTCAGTGCCTTGCGGTGTCGTTTTTGACGTGCTGCACCGTCGCGTCTTTTGATGTACGCGGCCTCGAGTTCAGCTTCGCACCTGGTGTGCGTTAGTAACGCGTTACGTTTCTTGAAGAGCGGGACGACTTCGTCGCGGACGTTTTGCCAGTCCTCGAGGCTGCATCCGACGATGGAAGCGAGCGCCCGGTCGTCGATCGGGAGGGGTGCTTCGTAGAGGTAGTAGTGATCGAGGAGGAGGTTGTAGGCACCGTGGGCAGCGAGGCTGAGCCGCCACGTGTCGTTGCGGTAATCGGTTGGGGACTTTGGATACCAGTCCATGGGCAGGGCCCTCATGATCGCGCGCCGTCTCAAGTCGACGCAGGGTGGTGGAGGGGGCAGACCGGTGGATCATGTCACCAGCCGCCCGCCTCCGCAGCCGGAGCTACCAGGTGGCCTCCTGGTCCGACGTCGTCGTCGCAGCCATGATCGGGATGAAAACGGGCATTTGTCAAGGCCGCAAAAAAAGAGCATTTCTGCTCACTTTTCTCTGGACATATCTGCTCGATGCCCTATTATTTCTCGTGAGGCCGGGCGCCGCCTGACCCAAACCGAGGAACAGCCCATGACCAACAAGCTCCACAACCTCCGCAGCGAGACCCTCGCTGACCGGCTCGGCGACCTGGACGTGCAGATCAAGGCGCTCCAGGCTGCCGCCGGCGAGCTCAAGACCGAGCTCAAGGATCGCGGCGTCGGCACGAGCGTCGGCTCCCGGTTCCAGGTCAACGTCGCCGAGACCAGCCGCTGCACGCTGGACCAGAAGGCGCTGGTCGTAGCGTTCGGCGACGAAGCTCTCGATCCCTTCCGCACCTTCGCCACGGTCGTGACCGTCAAGGTCACAGTCCGCAAGGACAAGCTGGCGGCGGCGGCGTAACCTACCTCCCAACTGGCGGGGCCGCGCGCCCCGTCCTTTTTCCCTCCATCAGGAACATGAACATGACCACCTTCGCCACCCAGACCACCGAGAAGGAGCACACCATGGCTAGAGCGCTGAGCCGAAACGAATGGGACGAAATGCTGGGCAGCACCGCCTCGCGCCGCGTCATCGACACCCTCGAATATCAGCTCTACGTCGCGAGGTACTGCCGGCAGGCGCAGAGCCTGTACGAACACCCCGACGACGAACTGATCGAACACTACACCCGGGACATCGAAGACCTCCGCGTGGCGCTGTCCGGCCTCTACAGGAGGCTGGCATGAGCATCTCGAACCCGCAGACCTACAGGGATCTGGAACTAGCCTACAATGGGCCGATCCCGGCCGAGGAGCTGGAGCGGGTGCGCAACATCGAGTTCCGGCGCCGCCAGGCCAGAGAGGATGCGGCCTCACCAGACAACTGAAACCGGCCGGGATGTTCCAGCAGGCGAGCGGCGGCGTCAGCGGCCACTAAGGGCAAGACAGGCGCCCTGCCGAGCGGTCCCGGCCATCACATGGCGCCGCCAAGGGCACCAACCGCCGCACTACTGTGGAAGGGACGCGGCGTGAACATTCGCCTCACTCAGATTGACGGCAAGCTGCCCAACTTGGCGCTGATGAAGCTGGCGGCGTGGCACCGCTACCAGGGCGATCGCGTTCATTTCACAAAGAACATTGAGCGCGACATGTTGGAGGCGGAATACGACCGCGTCTACGGCTCGGCGATCTTTAGTTTCAGCGCCGAGCGCGTCGGTCGGTTTCGCCGCCAGTTTCCGCAGGCCATTGTGGGCGGGACGTGGAACCCAGTGGATCGGACGACGGTCGAGGACTTCATCGGTGAACACCCTGACCGATATGATTATTCGATCTATCCGAGGTTTGATGGGTCTATCGGATTCACCCAGCGCGGCTGCCGGTTCAAGTGTGGATTCTGTGTGGTTCCCAAGAAGGAAGGGAAGCCCGCGTCGGTCAATACCATCGCCGACATCTGGCGTGGCGATCCTCGGCCGCGACATCTTCACCTCTTAGACAATGATTTTTTCGGGCAGCCTCGCGATCAATGGCAGAGGCGGATCGAGGAAATACGCGACGGCGCCTTCAAGGTGTGTCTCAACCAGGGGATCAACATCCGCATGATTGACGACGCCAGCGCCTCGGCGCTCTCATCGATCAAGATCCGGGACGATCAGTTCAAGGTGCGGCGCCTGTACACCGCCTGGGACAACCTCGGCGACGAGCACCGCTTCATGCGCGGCGTCGAAACCCTTGAGCGGCACGGCATCCCACCGCAGTGTCTGATGGTCTACATGCTGGTCGGCTACGACCGCCGGGAGACTTGGGCGCGCGTCATGTACCGATTTGAGAAGATGGCGAGCTTGGGCATCCGCCCATACCCGATGGTGTTTGAGAATCGGCACCGAACCTTGCCTCTCGGCAGCACGAATCAACGCCTCGCCAATAGAACTCTTGGGGAGTTCCAGCGATGGGCAATCCGCAAGGCGTACACCTTCGTCTCGTTCCAAGATTATGACGTGAATGCCAAGGGGCGTGCGGAGGTGGGACAACTGGCGCTGGAGTACGATACATCTCAATGAACAGGAGTGAACCATGACCCCAGCGACTCTGATTCACCGCCTTTTTCGCGCTCTATTCCGGCGACCCCGCACTTTCGCGGAGCACCGAGACGATTGCAAAATGCGGGGGTTACTGGTGAGCCACGTCGTTGCGGCGA